TCAGAAAAGGCCTGCTGGATCTAACGTCCTATCCCAGCTGTAAATGATCACTTCATTACGATCGACCGTCGCGCCGGCGCCACCGACCGTGTATTTGATAGGTACCGAGTCGATGTCGAAACCAGCAAAGATGCGCCGGATCTCAGGGTGGTCGTTCAGACTGACAATCGCCCTGCCCTGCAAGCCTCTCAAGGCCTCCGCCATCTTAACGTACTCCTCCACCGGAAAATCATTACCGTAGCCGGCAGTCTCCAGGTATGGCGGGTCCATATAGAAAAACGTGTGCGGGCGGTCGTACCGTGTCACAAGCTTGAGCCAGTCCATTTTTTCGATATAGGCGCCAGATAACCGCAAATGTGCGGCCGACAAGTTTTCCTCGATGCGCAGAAGGTTGACCGGCGGCGCAGTGGTGGCCGTACCGTAGTTCTGCCCTTCGACCTTGGCGCCGAAGCAGTTGTGCTGTAGGTAGAAGAACCGCGCGGCGCGCTGGATGTCGGTGAGCGTTTCCACAGGCGTGTCCTGCAGCCACTTGAATAGCTCGCGACTGGACAGCGCCCATTTGAATTGCCGGACAAACTCCTCCAGGTGGCACTTGACCACCCGGTATAAATTCACCAGGTCGCCGTTCACATCGTTGAGTACCTCCACCTGGGCCGGCGGCCGCAAGAAATACAGTGCTGCGCCGCCGGCAAAGACCTCCACGTAGCAGGTATGTGGCGGAAACTGCGGAATCAAATGATCGGCCAGGCGGCGCTTGCCACCCATCCACGGAATAATAGGCATTGCCATGAGTAAACCTTTTAGTTATTAATTGTGCTAGACTCTGCCCGCCTCCCGGGAGGTGCAGGGCCCTGGCTTGGTTCACTGGCTGCGTCAGTGGGTCGAGGCCAGGTTCAGCTGTTCCCGCAGCTGCTCCTGGCGCCCTGTCTTACTGCTTAATCTCTTTCAAATCGTTGTAGTACTCCCGCAGACCTATCGCGAGTTCGCGCCAGGCGCGGCAGGCGGTTGCGTTGTGGGCTTCGACACCGGCAACTTCAGCAAGCGGAATGCCGGCGGCGTCACGGTCAGTGCCGGCGGCAGGTCCGGCAGGTTCACCTGACCAGGCGGCATTGAAGCTGCGCACCCAACCAACGCTGACACCAGGCTGCAGGTCATCAGCAGCCGCGACCAATTCCGGTACTTGATTTTCAATTTGCTCTCCTTGTACATAGATTTTTTGAATACGGTCGCGGTATTTCACTTCCGTGCGCACGACCACTTGCGTTCGCGCTTGCGCGACAGCGATGCCACGACGGGCCTGCTCCGCCACATATTCGAGATGGCGCTCGCCGGCTGATCGCTCCCCCTGGAGAACGCCGAGCAGATAGACGGCGAGGCCGGCGGCGATCGCAATTCCGAGACGAGCTGGCAGTGGCAACACCTTGAGCCAAGTAATCATTTCGCACCTCCAGCACCGAGCACTCCCCATGCAGCCTCGTAAAACTGCACTCGATCTTTCCAGCCGATGCTGTCGCCGATCACCACCGTTTTTTTGCCTCGGTTGACCATATCGCACACGCCATCGAAGTCGCGCGCATCGGCGTAGCGGTTGAGATCATTCACAGCCCAGAACCAGCCGGCGCTGCGGCATGCCCCCATCGGGGTCTGAAGCCACGCCGCCACGTCGGCGCGTGGCACTCCGAAATGGCGCGCACATGCGGCATGGTTATTTTCGAAGGTGAGCTGGATTGCGCCAGCGCCGCGGTTACGCCAACCGTCGCCGCTTGCCTCGTCCCCATTCCCCTCGCGGTTGGCATAGGCCCGGTTCGCAATGCGTTCAGGCTGACGCGCATACTGCAATGCCAATGCTGGTGGAAAGCGCTGCGGCCAGGTGCGCGTCAGCGCCTCAGCCGAATAGTTCAGGTTTTCCTCCAGGACGCCGAGCTGCACCGATTCGTGCGCCACAGTGGCAAGAAAGGCCGCCTGCCTGGCCGCTGTTCCGATCGCAAACTCCGCCATCGCCACCGTCAGCGGTTCGATGAAAGCGTCCACGCGGCCGCGGGCCTGCGGCATAATGGCCAGCAATTGCGCGCCGTTCATACCCAGGCTCCAGTCTTGCGTCGATTGAAGGCGAAGTGCGCTGCGACGCCAACGGCGAACAAGCACACCAACAAATCGCTGCGGTAGAAGCACAGCGCGAGCGCCGCGACCGCGCCAGTGGTGAGCGCCACATAGGAGAACCGCATGCCATGACCGGTCCGCGGCCCCATCCGGTTCAGGGTGCCTAATCCGACCAGCAGCACGTACAACGCTGCCAGCCCCTGTACGATAGAAATAATGGCCATATCTCACTCCTTTGAGTCCGGTACATTGGGCAATCGAACATTGCGGAAGCGGTCGACCACAGCCAGCAGCGCGGGCACGGCACGCATTGCAACGAGGCCGGCGAAGAACGCCAGGCCGCGCTCGAATGGGTCAGGCAACGCCAAGTAATGCAGCGCCAGGGGCGCCGCCGACACGGCGACGGCCGTCCCGGCCAGGACTGAGGTGACCGCCTGGCCTCGCGTCATTTCCTTCGCATAGCTCAGCGAGACCGCCGCGCCCACGAACGAAAAGACCAAGGTCGCGACTTTCACGCCAGCGATGTTTTCAACAGCGGATGGATCGAGTTGCATAGGCGCTTTCTAAGAGTTGTAATCAGGGTTGATCGCCATCAGGGCAATTTCACCTACATGGGAAAGATTGGCGAAAACTGGGCGGCCAGCTGCACGAAGTACTGCGGCCGCCAGCTCATAGCAGAACCAGCGATCATCCTCGGCCCAGTCGCGGCCGGGCGCCAATCCCAGGCCGAATGCACCTCGCCAGTCGTAGCGCTTCTTGCCATCGCATTGGGCCTCGACCCATGCAATGCCCGCCGCGGCGTCCGGCACCTGGTAATGGATGGTTCGCACCGTGGTTTGCCCACGGAGCGCAGCAGCATGGTCGACAGACCGGACCCCGTGCAGCATCGTGGCCTCATAGCACCGGTCGGGGCCCACCACGATGGCATGCGACGACAGGGCGAGCGCAAAGCGGCTGCGAGGCATGACCCAACGAATCAGCCAGGACACCGGGTTCCAGCGCCGGCGCGTAAAGACGACAGTAATGGTGTTCAATTCAGGCCCTCCTCGATTTGCCCTGCTTCAGTCAAAATGTTGTCGCGCGCCGCTTCGGCGGCCGCGACGCTTTCCGCGCCCAAGATTTCGTACTTCCGCATTCGAAGCGCCCCCAAGTCACGCAGCGCTGCATGCAAGGTGTCCGCTTGCTGGATGATCAAATCGGCGGCCGCGGATGGCTCCATCTGCGCGGCGCTAGCGAACGCGGCAATCCAAATGCCGCATTCCCCCTGATAGTCAGCCGCCACGAAGGCGCGCGCGGCGCTCTCACGCTCGGCATACTCCCTATCGAAGCGCATCCAGCGCTGGTAGATCAGCGCGATCGCGTCGTCCACCGAAGCCGACAAGCGCTTTTTCAGCACAGCCAGGTCAACATCGGGTGAGGCAAGCCTCTCAACACCAGTGCGATCGCTATTGGCTCTGTAAGATGGCCAGTCCACCCTGATGTGGTCTGGAACCTCAATGAAGCATTGAGCGTGCTCCGGCGGCACGGCCTGCAGATAAGCTCCGGTCAGCGCCCCGTCCTGGTCGAAAGTGACATAGCTGATCATGCAACCCTCCAGATAATTCCATCCAAATAGAGTTCGGATTGGCCGCTGCTGACGGCATTACCCATGCCGGCAGAACCTGCGCCCGACGAAATGAAATGGCGGATCCGGAAGACCTTCGTCGATGTGATGGTTATCCGGCCGGTGATCGTCGACGAGTGCTGATAAGAAGACATGCCCAGCAACGAATAGGCCCCATCGGTCACGTTTTCGAGGAATGCCTGGGAGCCGTAGTTCCCCCTGCAGAGGTTGATCGAGACCTCGTAAGTGCCCGGCTCCAGAGTGATCTGGTTGCTCGCGATCGAGGCGCCTGCGAGCGTGTTCGCCACGATCGTGTTGATAACCCGCGTGACAAAGCCGCCGATCACGCCGTTGTCAGCCTGCACCCCACTTGCGCGCCGATCCTGAAAGTGCAGAAAGCCTCCGGTGCCAGGGTCCAGCAACAGCATGGTCAGCTTGGTTCCGTCGCAAGTTACCAGCGCGGTTTGCCCGGGATGCAGCGGTCGCGTAGCCTGGCCATCGATCAGTTCACTGGCTGCTGGATCAAGCGTGATCAGCCCGGTGCCTGTGTTCTTCAAGAACACCGAAAACGCCGGCCCCAGCGTGCCTACGGCCGTGAACGAAAGCGTGAACGTGCCAGCCAGGCGCAGGAGTTTGAAAACATCGGTTGCCAGGACCGTATCCGGACTCGAAATGTCCCGCGCTGAGATTGCCGGCGAGCCGGCTGGGCCCACGTCGCCGGCCCGTGCGGTGACGAAGAACGCCCAATCCGAATAGCTTCCAGACCCCTCGACACGCTCGACATTCAACGTCAGGGCACCGGTAACGCTGTCATACGCAGTCACCCTCCCATACATATAGACATCGACGTTGCTTGAACGCTGGACACGAAGGAAGGTCCCTACCGAGAAGAACTTCCCGGCCTGGGTGGCAAAGGCCTTGGCCCCGGCCCCCATGGTCACCGCCGAAGCACTGGTCCCCTGCAGCGAAGCTGCCAACGACTGCGCGAGCGCGGCGCTGGCGGCGGCTTGCAATGCCTTGGATGTGGCGGTGGATGCATCCACGCCAGTTTGCGCCATCATGTCGGAAAGCATCTGCAGCAGGAAAGTCGCATAGCCCCCGTTGCGCATGTCGCGTGGAGACGATCCGTCATCCGAATAGGTCCGGCCGTTGGCCGTGATTTGCGTCATAGCAGTTCCTTCAATTCAAATGCGGCGCGCCGGGTACTGAAAAAGGGATATTCGATGGGACTGAGCGTTCGCATGCGGCCGAGGAATCCGCGCAGCTGCGCATCTGCCATGTCGCTTGCGTCAGGCAGATACAGGACCTCCCCGCTCACGCCAAGGCGGCGCTGCATCTCGAAAAACGAGCGGAATTCACTTTGCTGGCCCAAGTGATCCAGCACAAACCGCGTGACACGTCCGGCCCGTCGCTCGTCAAAATAGTCGGTACCGCCGGGGGTGGTTTCGACCTGGGTCAGCGATTCCCAAGCGTCGCTCATGCCGTAGCTCATGTTGTATGCCGGCGAGACTCCACCGCCAGCGAACACCCGACCCAGCTGGACGTACCCAGACGGATTGAATGGATCCATGAGAGAGATCCGGACATACCGCGCCGCGACGTCCGCCGGCGCCATGAAGATTGCCGCGAAGGGATGCCCAACCGACTCATCGTCATAACGCCCTTCCCACCAGTTCGCATCGCCCCACTCGACCACGCCGGTATCGAAAGAGATGCGCCAGACCAACTGGTCTCCTGAGTCGTAGATGTCCGCGCCACCTGGGGCCGAGCCGAGCTGAATGCGCCATGTAGCCGAACGGCTCAAGTTGTGGTTAACCAGCGCAAACGCGCGCATGGAGTACGCGTTCAGCAGATCGAAGTCCAGCAGCACGTTGTCAAGAGAGGCGCTGCGAGCAACCTGGGTCATCGCGCGCGTCAATACGTTCGCTGCCGGGAGGGCTGGCAACCAAGTTCCGCCGCTGACAGTGGCCACCCCCGCTGTTACGCGATTCGGCCAGCCTAGATACAGTTTTCCCATCCTATCCCCACAAAACGACATCGGCCCGCATGCGGTCGAGGTCGATACCAATTGACACCACCAGCATCAGTACCCCCTCACCCCAATCGAAGCGCGGGTACTTCAGCATTGCCACCTTGCCTATGTCGACCGCCAGCATCAGCTCCTCGGTGAGCGGTGCCGTGACCATCACCATGTCTCGCTCGACACCGAAGAGCGCCAACTTGCGCGCCGCCTCGCCGACATCGTCCTCACGCGATCCAGACTTGCCGCTGTAGACATCAACCTGCAACTCGCCGGCCAGCGGATGGAGCGCTCGAACTGCCTCATTGGTTGCCGGCACTTCCAGCGGCCATTCGCTGTCGTACCACTTTGCCCACCAGGCTGGCACCGAGCCGGCAAAGGTCGTTTGCGGTGCGCCATTGAACGAGGTCCGGCAAGTCACTTTCCAGATAGGAATGCTGGTCGCCTCGGCATCCAGCCGTTGAATCTTGGTGACGTTGGACGGATTGAATTCCCAGACCGGCGCGCCGGCCGGCGGCGCCACGACACCCATCCGGAAATCGCCCAACGTGTCAAACCCGAACCAGAGGGAGGCCGAGCCGGCGATCTTCGACATTGCAGACCGTGCGCTTTCATCATCGGAAATGCGGTATCCATATGCCGGCAACCGCGCGGCATTCACAATGGCTACGTCGCCGGCATTGATCCTGGCCGGGTCGACTCCGGCCTGGACGGCCATATGCCGCAAAATATTGCCGGGCAAGGAAGGGCTGGTATCGGTATGGGTGGCCAGATCAGTCACCGTGGCGCTGCAAGTGAGCATGAACGTCGGCTTCAGCCCCAACTTAATCAGCCCTTCTGCGCTGCAGCGCCCGTAGCTGCCCGAAGGCACGGACAACGCGACCAGATCCGCGTAGTTTGCGCATTCGACCATTGGACCGGGGTGCGGAATCAAGTTCTCACCGCCGTCCTGCACCCGCAGCGCCATCGTCCCGAGGCCCGGTGGCGGAGCGCCAACGGCATAAATCAGGTTCAGCTCGTCGATCAGCTGTGGCGCGCAACCATACGATGTGCCAAACGCCAGCGGCTTGCGCACACCTTTAGCGCTGATTGCGGTCCCCTCGGCACCGCCGGTGGCGGCATATACCGCCGCGGCGAGTGGACGATCCAGGTCAACCAAACCATCGCTCAGCAAGATTCGCACGGCGCCGGAGGTTTCAGTCAGTTCGAACAGCGCGCACTTCATCGTGCAGCGCAAAACGGTAACGAAATCGTCAGGGTATGCTGCGCCTGGCTTACCGAAGCGGACTGTATACGCACGACCGTCCACCCCGTAACGTGCGAATTCGTCCAGTCCACCGTCAAGGTTTGCGAGTTTGCATTCGCCCAAAGCGGCCCTGACTTCGCCGAACACCCTCGCCCCGTTGAACAGGTCGCGGCGCATATTCGCGGCCTGCAGCAGGCGCGGCTGCACCCACTCGTTTTGCGGATCGTCCGAAGGACCAGTGGTCCAACCTTCCTGTGCAAAGAGGAACCGTTTGATCGTGCCAGCGGCGTCGATCGCGGCCTCAATCTCCACAACAATCATGCGAGCTCCACCCGCGCCAGGCGCGATTCAATTTCCGAAATCTTCGCGTTCGACTCCTTCAGCTGCTTGATCAGTTCCAGGTTCGCCGCTTGCGAGACCTTCAGCTGTGCTTCGGCAGACTCTTGCGCCTTGCGCATGGCGGCATCGATCCGCTGCAACACGTCGACTTGCTTGGCGCTGGCATCCCTCACGGCAGTGCCCAGGGCGGCGCTGGTGCTTTCGATGGTCGCGATCTGGAGCTTCTGGTTGGCGATCTGCTGGTCGTTTGGCGCGGACGCGCCGAATTGCTCCAGGTCGCCGACAACGCTGGCAAACGTCGCTGCGTAGGAAGCAGTCGAACCGAAGTATTGCTTCTCAATTCCCAAGAACGATTGCGCCAGGGACTGCAGGTTCCCGATGGCCGATTCGTCACCGCCGCGCGCCCGGCGCAACGTTTCGTTGTACTGGTTGCGCACGGACGCCAGCTGGTCGACCGGCGCCAGCGCGGAAAGGTCACCGAATTTCAGACCAGCCGCAAAATCGCGCATCTGCCCGGCGACATCACGCATCTTGACCATCGCTTCGAGCTCTCGCGTCAGGGTATCTTTCCTGACCTGGTACTGCGCCTGGACGTCCGTCACGGACTTGGCCTGAAGCTGGTCTTCGAGTTCGATGCGCTGCATCGCCAAGGTCTTGATCTTGTTGAGCGCATCAATGCTGTCCTGGCCGGAGCCTACCTTCGCCCACAGGCCTGCCTCGGCGCTCTTCAGCGCGTCGACTTTCCCCTGAAGGTCCATGCCGCCCAGGGATGCGTTGAAAATCTCGTCCATCAACCCCGCGCGCGCGGCGCCGTATGCGCTGGCGTCCGCAGCTAATTTGGTGCGCGCTGCCTCGTCAGCCTTCAACGCCGCCAGGCGGTCATACAACGCGACCGTCGAAGCAGCCATGCCCGCCGTCTCCAGGGAGCGCAGCTGCGCCTCGTTCATCCTGGCCTTCAGCAGGCCATTGATCTGATCCTGGAGGGATGATTCGACCTGAGCCACACGTTGGCGCGCCTCGGCCTCCGCATCGAGCTGACGCTGCCGTTCGTCCTTGGCCGCGAGCAGCAGCTGCAGTTCGTCGTAGCGTGCAAGATTGGATGCATCGATTGCCGCACGCGCCTTCTCGGCGTCGCTCATCGCAATTTCACGGATCTGCTTTTCGATTGCATTCCGCTCGCTCTGGATGTCCGCCAGCGATTTGGCCGCATTCGCCGTATCCTCAATGACCGGATGCAGCTTTGCGAAGGCCTCCTGAATGTTCATTAAGGATGCATACCGCTTGGCTCCCTCCTCGGTGGCCAGGGCACCCGAGTTCACGATTTCGAGGGTGGCCGCCTTGAATGCATCGCGAGTATTCACCCCCGCCATGCCGAGGGCGGCCAGTTGCTCCGCCACGTACTTCTGGACGGGGGCCAGGCGCTCCGCTTCGGTCAGGAAATTCTCGGCAAACGAGTTCGTCCTGCTGGCCAGTTCGCTGATGCCACCATTCATCTCGATGAGGTGTTCGCGCGCGGCAAGGCTCTGGATGCCCGTGGCGCCAAATGTCGTCCCGATGGACGCCAGGATGGAGTCCAGGTTCGCATAGTTTGTCGCTACCCGGGTCAGCGTCTCCATGTAGCCTTCGCCAACCTTTTGGAACTGCTCCAGACCGCCCACGCCATACCGGGCCAGGTCGTCGCCTACTTTGGCAAAGACGGTCTCCAGCTGCTTCTGGATCTGCTCGCCGGTCAGCCCCTTCAGGCTCACCTTGCCGATATCGACCACGAACGTGTTCAGGTGGGCGACAAACTCGTCGCCCCCCACGCCCAGCAGCTTGCCGGCCTCCGCGACGCCGCCGGCCAGGCCGGCGATTACCTTGGTAATCTGGTCGTTTGCCTGTGCGCCCAGGCTGGACAGCGAAGTGTTCTCCTTGTCGCTGTGGAACCAGCCGCCATCCTTCTTGGTGTCGGTGTACTGGCTGGCGGCCAGGCCGCCCGACAGCGCGGCGCTGAGAGACGTACGATTGACCGTCAGGCCCGTATCGAGCGTGCTGACGTTTCCGCCGAACACGGCATTCGAAATCTTCCCGGATATCTTGCCAAACCAACCATTGCTCACGCTGTCCAGGATCGACGTCAAGGTGAGCTTGGCTCCCCCCCCCTCGGTAAACGATGCAGCGGAACCCTTGCTGTTTGGCGCCAGCGCACCGGTCAGACCCGAGTCGCGCACCAGTAGGTTGCCCAACCCTGCGATCGAGCTTTCGATGTTGCGCAGCGACGCCAGCATACCCGCCGTGTGCGAGAGCTCGATGCTCGAATTGGAGGCCGCAAGTTCCACCGAGCGGGCGATCGAGTCGGACTTGGCCGCACTGTCTCCCAGGACGGAACCCGTCCCGGCAGCCTTTTGGCGGTCAGCGGCAGTTGTATCTTTGTGCCCGCCGCCAGAAACGGCGAAACCGAGCGCCGCCATCGCGGCCGCCATCGCGGCCATGCGCCCCCACGCAGTGTACGGATCGCCCTGGGCCTGGGTCGCCACCGCCAACGCAGCCGCCGAGGCACCTTTCGTTGCGTCGGCAGCCAACTGGGTTGCCGTGCCGCTGGCCACGGCAGTTGCCTTGGTGGCCTCCCCGGCCACCGTGGCGGCCGTGACTGAGTTCACGGTAAAGAGCTTGGTCGCCATCGACTGGAGGGCCATCGCCATCTCGACGGCGCGGTATGCCTTCTCGGCGCCCTCGAGCGCACGATATCCGGCAGTGTTCTCCTTGAAGAAGCCCTTGGCGGCGCCGGCCATGTCCCCATAGGACTTGATCTGCGCCTGGGCGCTCTGCTGGGCAGCAGCGGCATTCGCTTTCGCAATCTTGGTGGTGTCGCCGCCGGCGTTCTTGGTTGCAAGGGCCAACTGGGCAGCGATACTGGCCTGGGTGCGCGAGTATCCAGACAGCGCGGTGGTCAAACTGCCGATCGCCGAACCGACCCGGCCGAACGATGCCGCCATCCCCGCGGCAGCGGATTTCGTGGCCTCGTCCACCGCCTCAACGATTTTGAGCAGCTCCGTGGCGCCGGCCAAGTCGACGTCGATCAGGACTTTGCGCTTCTGGTTCGCATACCAGGTGTTGAACTCGGTTTGGAGCAGCTTTTGGGCTGCTGTTCCTTCCCCGGCCAGGCGGATGCGTTCACGCCAAATGTCCGCCTCCTGCTCCAGCACGGCAAGAGCGCGCCCCTTCTGGTCGGGATCAGCCATCGCGGCGGACTTGAGGTTTTCAGCGCGCAGTTGCTCGGCGCCGGCACGGGCCTGCTGCTCGCCCATAATCGCACCGATGTTCGCCTTGCGCGCGGCGGCCAGGCGCTCGAGTTCAGCGCGCTCGGCTTCGGACGCGGCATGGCCCCGCTCCTGCCAGTTGTCGAGCAATTTGCGCGCTTCGGTATCAACCTGCACCTGTGCAGCCACGATTTTGCGCGCTTCGGCCGACTTGCCGAACAGGGCAATCTCGCCCTGCAGCGCAGCCTGCTCGCCTGCAGTTGCACGTTCCCATGCAGCACCTTGCGCAGCGAGCGCCTGCGATGCTGCAGTGGCCAGTTCAGCTTGCGCGTCGTCGGCTTGCCGAATGATGTTCTTGCGGCGCTCCTGGAGCACGGCCAGGGCGCCAAGGTATTTTTGGCGTTCGGCCAGGTCGGCCTTCCCGGCCGCCAGGTCGGCTTGCTTCTGGACCAGAGCCCGCTCGGCATCCAGGTCTCGCAGCTGCAGATCGCGGCGCGCAGTAATGTACGCCTGCTCGCTGACCAGACGTTGGCGGCGCTGGCTCTCGAGCGCCGACAGGGCGCCGCTGACCTTTTCCTGCTCCAGCCCGCGCTGGGCCTCCAGCGCGGCAATGCCAGAATTGTTCAGTTCGGAGTACTTCTTGCGTACTTGGCCGATGCGTTCATTGATTTCGGCATCGGCTACGCCGGCGGCCAAGCCCTTTTCGCGTACCGCAACGATCTCCTTTTCCATGCGCGCGCGCTTGGACAGGTACTGGTCCCCCTCCTTCATCCAGGCGATCGTCGCTTCCTCGAGTTTCACGCCATCGGCCTTGACCTTGGCGTTCCAGGCTGCCGCATCGCGCTCCTCTTTTAACGCATTTACGCGCTTCTGGGCGTTATCCAGCGCAGCTTTGCCCTCCGCGCCGCTGCCCATAAAGGTATAACGGTTAGCCTTGGCTTTTGCGAGCGTGGCCTCCGCCTTGGCGATCTTCTCCTCGATGGTGTCGCTGCGGCCAACATCGAGCATGGCATCCCAGGCGCCCTTTGCGAAGTCTTTGACGCTGGTCCACGCCTTTTCCATCGTGCCGAGATTGGCAACGATGCGCGCCGACCGCTCGCCCATGGCGTCAGCATAGGCCTTCTGGGCTACCGCCCCCGCTTCGTCAAGCTTGCCCTGATCCTCCAAGGCCTTGATTTGCTGATAAACCGCCGCGGTCAGATAGTGGTACTGCTCGGTCAGTTTCTCGCTCGCACGCAGCGGCGCCTTGCCAAGCTCTGCGAAATCCGTCGCCGTGTCGGCAACGCTCTTGCCGATCGCGCGCTCCTGTTCGATCGCGACCTGACTGAACTCTTTCAAGTTCTCGACAGCCAATTGGCCGGTACCGCCCAAAGCGGCGACCGCTTCGGATGCCGCCGCTTGTGTGCCAACGACCTTGCCGATCTCCCGCGACATGCCGGCCATCTGGTCGACGGTCGCACCCACCACACCGCCGGTCATTTCAATGGATTTACGGTAGCCGTCAGCCTCCTGGCTGCCCTGCTTGTAAGCGACGGCCAGCGCCAGGCCGGCAGCCGCCGCCACGGTGAACGGGTTGACCAAGCCGACGACATAGGTGCCCAGGGCGCGGGCCGCGGCGCCACTGCTGCCGAACATGTCGCGCAGCTGGCCGCCCTGTTGCAGGAATACGGTGAGCGGCGCCTGGCCAGATTGCAAGCTGACGACCATGTCCGTCACCTGGGCGGGAATCATGCGCATTGCGTTGGCGTGCTGCGCGGCAGATTGCCCTATGGTGCCCAGCGTGCGATTCCCCTGGCTTGCCAGCTGGTTTAGCGATGCGCTGCCTTCCGCTCGCAGGCGATTGAATTCCGCAATCGCCTGGTCTGCTTCGGCTGTAATGAGAACGCGAGTATCAGCCACCGGATTCCTTGTTTCGTCTTTGTTCCCAAGCTTCGAGCGTTGCCTCCTCCATCACCTGGATATCGGAGAACAATTCACTTCGCTTCTGTCCCTTGATGCCCATCAGCCGTAAGGCGCTTTCGACGCCGGAATAGTTCAGACCTGTTGCCCCAGCCACTCCAACCGTCCATTGCGACTGCAACCGCATGAACAGCCGCCAGCTCTCCAGGTTGCATGGCCATAAGAAGATTTCGTCGTACTCGTCCTGCGGCACCTCGGCAACCAAGCCAAACACCGCCAGCGCGGTGTCCAGCTCGGTCTTCTCGCGCTTCTGCTCCGCCTCGTTCACCAGTTGGCCGAGCGCAGAGCAGCGCGCGAAATCCGCTAGTTTTTTGCTTTTGCCGCGCTTTCCTGGCTGTATGCATTGAAGGCCAGCTGGCCCACTCCATCGATGTTGAACAGGGCGTCGAGCGCTTCAGAGCAGAATTCAGCCGGTTTGCCGTCTTCCTCCTGCACCAAGGTCTGGTCACGCCAGCCTTTGGTCACTTGCGCGAAGAATTTGGGGATGTCACTGACGACGAGCGAGCTCATCGTCTTACGCTTTTCCTCGCCAGTCAGGCGGTCGCAAACCAGGCTGAACTTGAACGGCTGAGGATTGCCCTGCGCGTCCGCCAGGGTGCCTTCCACTGGCACCAGGACAGTGTCGCTTACGTTGACTTTGTATTTTTTGGTCATGGAATTGTTCGATTTTCTGGGCTATGCCCGTGGGGTTAGAAACTGGTAACGATGCGGATCTCGTCGTTGCCGGACAGCGGGTTGATGTTCAGCTTGTAGCCGCACATGCGCTTGCCGTTCAGCTCTTCCTTGGTCGGCTCGACACGCTGGACGCTTGGCATCCAGACCAGGACCTTGTCGCCGGCCACCGTGCCATGGCACATGCCGACCGTGGTCAGCGTTGCGGCCTTCACGTCGGCCAAGAACTGGACTTCCTGCGCAGCGGTCAAGTCCAGCTTCACGGCGCCGGTTACCTTGCGGTCGGTGATCTCCACCGATTCCCCACCCAGCAGGGCCTGGAACGGTGTGGAAATGCCCAGGTCAATGGTCAGGCCCTGGCTCGGATATTCGGTGCCTGCGGCGATCGCCGGCGCTGTCGCGATGTTGTGGGTGCCACCGAAGGTGACATTGCCCGAGTTGGCATCGGTGACGATCTGTGGCACGCGAAAGGCTGTCAGCGTGGTGGCCGGCGCGGCCACCGCGGTGGCACCGCCGTTAATGCCGACAAACTTGAACGAGATCACAGGCTTTTCGCCCACCGACATCTTCAGGGAGGCGGTGCCGCGCGCGCCGAGCAGCTTGTGCAGCACGCCGTCGTCGTACCAGTCGATGGTGACCGATTCGAAGACGTTCGACACTGGCACGTAGTCCACGCGGGTGGCGGCGGTGATGATTTCTGCGAAGCCGATGGCACGCATGAGCGCCCCCCAAGCCGGTGGGGTGCCGGCCGTGCCCGATCCGACCAACTCGATGTCAAAGCCGGCTTCCACGTAGGCGGTGCCGACCAGTTGCTCCGAGCCGCCCAGATAGGCGCGGATGATGTCGCGGTCCACGTTCTGCGCGTTCAGCGGGTTGATGCTCAGGTTGCTTACCACCAGCGCGTTCGCGGCGCCGGTCGGCGCAGCGTCGGTGCCGTAGGTGCTTTCGACGGCCGCCAGGATGGCAGTTTTGCGGATAAGACGTCCCATGTTTTACTCCTGATCAGGTTGATCAGCTGGCACAGGGCCTGCTGTTTTGGTAAGCGCACCAGTTGCCGGGTCGCGCGTGTAGCTGCCGCCCGCCTGCGGATCGGCAGGCTGGGCGGAGGTGCCCTCTGCCGCCTGGCGGGCAGTCCTTGCCGTAGCCTGAGGGGCCTCCGCCGCTGGGGCGCCGCCGCCCACGGCAGCGCTGGCATCTCCCGAAACCTTGTTCATACTTTCAAAGTCCTTCCCATTGTTTGGTGTTTCACGACGAATTTCGCGATGACGTAGGCCAAGCTGGTATCGAGCTCGTCGTTCTCCCAGGCCAGCGTTTCGCCCTGCAGCGGCTCGACGTCCATCACTGTGTCATTCAGCGTGGGATTGCCATCCAGGCAGTCGAAAACCGCGTCGATGATCTGATCGAGCGCCACGTCCGCGGCCGTCCCAGCGCCACGGGCATAGCATTCGACCTCGATCAGCGTGTTCCAGCTGGTGCGGCCGCCTGCGATCTGCGCCAGCTCCGATGCGCTGTGGGTCAGGCGTACTACGACGCCCGCTCCCTGGTCGGTGGCGATGGCGCGGGAACGGTTGGCGTACACCCTGCCGCCAGCGACACCTGCCGCTTTGAGGACATCCACAACAACGTCGCGGACCGCGCGGTGCGCCGTCATGCCCTCTCCAGCACAAGGAGCGTGAGGCCGGCCGGCGATTCGCCATCCGGCCTCCTCTCGGCGACAACCCACTCAACACCGTTGACAAGCGCCGGAGCGCCCAGGACGTCAACCGGCACGTCCGCACTGGACACATACATCTGCGGGGCCGCCGCGCCCATCCCAACGACGCCTACCATGCTCGCTTTGAACTCGGCATCGAAGATCGCGCGCACCGGGTCGTCGCTACCGAATGCCGCTTGGGCGTTCGATAACTTGGACAGGATGGCGCGATTGATTCGCGCTTCGGCCGCGTCGAACATCAGGCGTTCAGCTTGACGGCGACGGTGGCAACGCCAGCCCCGGCGTCGGCAGCGGCGTAGCCGGCCTTGGTGTTGCCGGCCGCGGATTCGGTGAGGTGCGACGCTGCGGCGTCCCAGTACAGCTCTTCGCCGATCTTGGTATCGTCGGTGTTCAAGCGTGGCAGAGCGAACACGCCGGAAACCGCGAGCTGGCCCTTGCCGTTCGGCTCAATATCGCCCAATGCGACGGCCAGGCGCTTGCCGATCAGCACCGCGCTGCCGGACAGGATGGTCGCACCCGAAGTGTTGGTGTAATCGAGGACATTACCCTCTTGCACATAGTTTTTTGCCATCTTTGGCTCCTGAAATTGAAAGGAAGCGGCGCTGACGCGAGCGGCAGCGCACTACTGCTTACTGGCCCGGATTCTTCGCCATCGTGCGATGGGAGATCGGCGCGACGCCGGCGTCCAGGCGCACCTTGAATTCGGTGCCATCGATGTTCCAGCCCTCCTGTTGCTCCAGGGTGGGCGCCTGGTTGCCATCGAGGTAGCTGACCTCGATCGTGTCATGCGCCATGTTGCTGGCGGCGCCGTACCATGCGGTTGGCGAAACCGCATCCAGGCGCGCATCGGAAATCACCTCGAACGTGCCGCGCACCGAGTTCGGCACCGTATTGTTCTTCGCGGCCGCGCCAACGTCGTATTCGCTGTCGCGTACGGTCTTGGCCAGCCCTTCCAGCGCCACCGGAACGATCAGGTTGGCCAGGCGGATGTTCAGGATGGCGTCGCCATCTTTCTGCAGGGCCATCGCAACGCGCATCGCATCAACTGCGGCGGTCGAGAGGCCGGCGCCGGTCAGCAGGTTGTTGTGGCTGGCGTGGAACAGGTCGACACCATCGGACATCTTCGACTGCGCCAGCGTGGCGTAGACCAGGTTACCTACGGTGCGGATGGCGGCGCGGCCCATCAGGCGCGGAATCTTGACGAAGGCGTTCAGGTCATCGTTGATGATGGTCTGGCGGTTGATCGAGAAGAGCTTGCCGTACGTGGCCAGTTGCACCGGCTCGCCGCGGTCGCCCATGGTGGCGTAGCGGTACTCGCCACCATCAACGCGGTCCAGCGACGGGAACGAACTCAGGTCGACGCGCTTGCCAACCTTGAAGTCGCCCAGCTCGCCGACAGTCGTCCATTTCTGGAAAGTCTCTTCCGCCTCTTCGAAGCCGCGCATCATCGCCTTTTCGGCGATGTTCGCCAGCAGGCTGCGGAAGTCGGATGTCGAGTGGGTGAAGGCGGCGCCGACAACGGCCATCTTGTCGTTGCCGCGCATCTTGACGCCGCCTTGCTCCAGGTAGGCACGGGCAATGTCCATCATGGTGAAGCCACGATAGTTGTTCGCGGTGTCGTCCTTGGCCAGGCCAGCGCGGGCCAGGATCGATGCCTGCATGCCGGCGCGCGCCTTGTCGCGCTCGTCCTCCAGGGTGACGATCTGCGTACCGGCGACGGGCTTGGACTCCTTGCCCAGGTGCGCCAGCAGCTTCGCATTGGCCGCCTCTACGGAGCATGCGTGGTCGCTCTCGCAAGCGGCCTGCAGGGCTGCTACACCCTCCCAGGTGGCGAAACGTGCGAACACGTTCGCGATTGCCGTGCGGCGGGTTTGATCGGCGGCCAGCACCTGGGCGCGGATCTGCTCTTCGTTCTGGTGCTGCGCGGCCGCAGCGGGCGTTGCTTCTGGTGGCATGGTCTTGCTCTCCTTGGTAGCTTGAGGGGTTGGTGCCGCTGCCGCAGCGACGGGCGCGGGCTTGAGCATGGGGATGGATGCATAGCGCGCCTGGACCGACGCGTGGAGCTGCGCCGATGCGGCGACTGGGAGTGCCGGAACGATCTGGTCGATCAGCTGCGCTTCCAGCGCGGCTTCAGCGGTGTACCAGTGATCCTTGCCGTCGGAGAGCAGCGCGAGCGCCGCCTCCTTGTCGCCGCTGCGCACGGCATAGCTGGTGGCCATTGATTCGGCGAAGCTGTCGAGCATGTCGGCGAAGTCGCGCAGCTCATTGGCGTTGCCCGAGACGTAGTTGAGCCACGGTGCGTGGATCATGAGCTGAGCATTCTCGGCCATCTCGATGCTATCGCCCGCCATGGCGATCAGACTGGCGACGGAAGCTGCGACGCTGTCAACGATCGTCGTCACGTCGGCTTTGTGGCGCCGGATCGCGTTGAAAATGGCGATGCCGTCCGGGACGGAGCCACCGTAACTGTTAATCCGGATAGTGATCTGATCGACGTCGAGCGCGCCGATCTCGCGCACGAAGTCTTTCGCCGCGACGGTGTCGCCGTACCAGCTCTCGCCAATGTCGCCGTAGATCAGGATTTCTGCGCTGCGCGCGCCGTCGGCGCCAGCGTTTACACCGGCCGCCCGGGCGCGGATCGTGTACCACTTCGGAACAGGTGCGGCGGCGTTATTTGCGGTTGGTGGCATTGCGGCTCCTTAACTCAGAGCCCACAGTTTCCATTTTGCGCAGTCCCATTTCTACGCAAAAATGAGACAAAATCACTTCATCATCGCGAAGGCCCGCGCAACGCGGGGCGGGCCGTCACGCCCGCCCTATTCCGACTCGTTGCCAGCCTGATCGCCTTCATCTTCATTCTTCGCCACCGCGGACTCGCCTCCACCAGAGGCATCGCGCGCGCGCACTTGGTTGGCAAAGTCGGACGACAGCACCAGCCCTCGCCGCTTCGCCTCGTCGCGGTGCGCCACCAGCTGCTCCAGCGCATCTCGCGGGTTGATGCCGCGCTTGCGCATGACCTCCACTTCGGATGCGAAGCCGGCCTGGACCAGCTGCAGCCAGCCGAGCGCCTCCTTGAGCGGATCAATCCAGGGCATGGACTGGCCGACGAAAAGCGCGTCATCCATGCTGTGCGGATCTACGTCGGCAGGCATGGGCACCACGCCGGAAAGGTGCGCGGCCAGCACGAAGTTCTTCCACACCGGCTGGACGAACATCCCGACGAACTCGTCGGTCAGCACCGCATAGTTGATCCACTGCTCGACCAGCTCCTGGCGCTGGGCCGAATACGTTCCGCTGTAATCGCGAGCCAAGCTGGAATAGCTTGCGCCCAGGCCAGCGGCGACAGCGCGCAGCTGGCCGCCGCGGAATGTCACAAGGTTGGGATTGGGCCGGTTCGAATCGATCAGCCCGATCTCTTCGCCCGCCACCAGGGTGTCGATGATCATGCCGGGCGAGAACGAAATCTCGCGCGTTCCCGTCTGCGCCGCCGTGGGGTCATCGTTAGCTCGCCCATAATCCTCGGCGTTGCCCTTCTTGATATAGGCCGTCAGCGACGCCGCGACTTTCGCCGCGATTCGTTCGGATTCCTCGTAATCCTTGATGTCCTCCAGCCGGGTGATGACGCTAGCAAATTCCGACACACCGCGCATCTGCCCAATCCGGTCGACCAGCTTCAGATGCACGATTCGGTCGGCGGGGACGCGCTTGACCTCGAATCGGCCACTGCGCCACGCGTCCAGGCCAGGGAAGCGCTTGTATGCGTAGTATGCGGTCGGACGCCCCCAGCTATTGCGCTCGATGCCTTGCAGGATCCGCTTGTCCTCGTCGTGGTAGTCCATGGGGATCAGGTCCGGTTCGATCAGCTCGATCGAGTAGGGCACCCTGGTGCCGTGCACCAGGCCGACCGCTGGGCCGACAATATGCTGGCCCAGGCATTCTCCGTCGCGCAGCCAGGTCTTGCCGACCAGGCGCTGCACCTTGGCCCAGTTGAACTGCTGCGTCACCTCGGGCTTTTCCGTCCAGTTGCGGTATGCCTGCCGCAGCGCCTTGGCGTATTCTTCGTGGATCTCGCCGCGGCGATTGCGCGGCTGCGGCTCGATGCCGATACCACTCGGGCCGACGATATTGTTGACCAGCGTCCGCAATGCGCCGCGGGCGATGTCGTGATTCTTTTCCAGCGCCCGGGCCTGGGCGCGAAGCACGACGGCGCCCTGCTGCACGTCCGCGTCTGGTGCCCGCGAAGCGCGGACACTTTTGCGCAGCCGGGAAGGCTTGGCCGCTTCGTATTGGCTGAGGACCCGGCGCGCCTGCAAGCGGCTCACGCCCGCGGATGGGTTGAAGTAGGCGACCAACCTGTCGACGGCATTCAAAGTCACTTTCAGCTTGTCCATCAGCGCGCTCCGGTAAAGTTGGCCAGCGAGTAGCCGCGCCCGCCGAACACTTGGCCGCCGCCGGCGCCGCTTTCAGCGCGCACCCGGGCCTCCCATTCCTGTCGCCCGGCCCGGATCTCCGCCAGGTCCTCCATTCGCAGGCGCCGCTCGCCGAAGCTGACTTCCTTGCCCTCCAGCAGGGCCCGCTCGGCGTCCAGGTACCTCTGCATCATATCCGTTGCTATTGACATCACATCCTCCGGTATCGATCCGCTCGAACGGTATCAGGGCTGCCGTCCCATATCTACGCAAAGCTGAGACTTCCTAGCCGCCCTTGAGCATGCGGTAGAACTGGCTGCGGCTCACGCCGAACTCCTCCTGGAGGTCCAGCCGGTTCTTGCCGTTGTAGCGTTGGCGAATCTGGACGGCGCGGGCGTCGGTATCGACGTCCGACTTCTTGACGTACACTGCCTGCCCGCCCCACGCCAGCCGGAGCCTGCTCTCCATCTGCTTCCCTGCATTCGCCGAGAACACGTCGTCGCCGAGCGTCGCGCGCATCTCTTCGATAATTGCCCCAATGATGTCCTGTTGGTGTTGCTGCATCGTCAAAATCCTCTATTGGCCCAGCCTTCGGACGCGAACGGGCTCGCTGCTGGACGAGATGGTTGTGCGGGGCGCTGTGCCTGGGCCGGCGCGCCGAGTGCTCCCGGACCGGCGTGCGCATTGGCCGCGGGGCGCTGGCCGTGCGCCGCCGGCGCCGCCAAGGACGGGACAGCTGTAGCCGGCGCGGCAAACAGGTCGCCTACCGCCGGCGCCACCGCCTCTTCCAGCTCGTCCCAGAACCGCGCGCCCTTCTTCGCCAGCTCGAGGTGCGTTTCGAGCCACACCCCGTAAACCGTGCAGTCCCACGCTTCGACGCGCTTGCGCAGCGCCGTCCAGCGCGATTCCTTTCCGCCGGCGGTAGCGCGCTCAACGCGTGCTTCGCCAGCCATTTGCTTGAAGAATTCATCGCTCGCGTCCTTCGAAAAGTGCATGTACCCAGGCCCGGGCCGCGTGATCTGCAGCCGGCCATATATCAGGTCCTTGGCCAGGTTGGTGCCGACCTGCCAGAGCAGCAGGCCCTTTTTCAGCGTCTTGCCGCGCCAGTCGATGTCCACCCGCGAGACGCCATCCTTGATGTGCTTCTCTTTCCCGGAGCGGCCCCGCAGAGCGAACACCTTGCGCCCGGCCCGGGTTTGGGCGTGCACGAAGCTGTACACCGCCTGCGTGCAGTGCCCTTGGGTGTCGATGGAGGCGGCGTAGGTCCGTAGCACGGTGCCGCGCTCGTGGACGAATTCGGTCTCCCACAAGTATTCGGCCAGGTCCTGCCACACCTGCTCCTCCAGCGGGTTGCCGTAGAAAATCCTGTAGTCGACCAGCCAGGTTTCACACCCGCGCCCGTAGCCCCTCATCGCCACCTCGATCCGGTTGTCCTGCGTATCGCAGCTGGCCAGGAGCAGCAGCGCGCCCTTCGGCACCGTGCCGAATGCATACGGCTCCGCGCGCTCCTTCAGCTGTTCGGCGTCGGTCTTTTCCATCTCGACCGCCCAGGGCAGGCCGAGCGTGGTGTTGGTGAACACCTTCAGCTTGGTGATATCGCCCGCCTGGGCCTTCTCGTAGGCGGTGAGGAAGTCGTCCACCAGGCTTGCCCAGGTGGCCGCCGGGCTGTAGGCGGTCCATACGTGGAAGGCAATGTGCGGCAGCGCGGGGATCTCGGCGCCGGCGGCGTTGCGGAAGACGCCCTCGGCATCGATCGTGATGCTGGCGTCCGCGTTCTGCCAGCGTCCGGACGGCGCGGCCGCCAGGTAGTCGCCTTGGGAAATCAGCATCCCACACTCCGGGTTCGGGCACAGGTGCCGGACGGAGTCGGGGTCGCCCGGCAGCCAGCGGAAGCCGGTGGTGTCGTCCTTTTTGCCCCATACCAGCGGGTGGAAGCGCCCGCAGCCGGGGCATGGAATGGCGTACTTGAACCGTTCGTCGGCCTGGTTGTAGCGGTCTTCGATCAGCGAGAAGCCGGCAAGCTTCGGGGTCGAGCCGGTGATCATCTTCGGGAAGGTCGCGCCTTCGATGCGCTTCTTTGCCAGGTAGTCGGGCGAGCCTTCCTTTTCGATGTCCCGCAAGAACGCGTCCAGCTCGTCCAGGATCGCCACATCGACGGAAATGCGGCGGTAGGCGCGCGCAGCGGTTCCACCGCGCGTGTGCAGCAGGCAGCCCAGGAACTTCTTCTGCGACAGCGTGTTGTCCTTGTGCCGGGCCATATGCGCCGGCATGGCGCGCGCCATCACCGCGACGTCGCGCAGCATGGGGTCAAGTTCGGTTTTCACGAACTCGTCGTTATCTCCGTCGGTGGGCTGCCAGAGCGCCTGGTTGCGGCGCTTATGCTCGGCGAAGTAGCCAATCGCCGCCAACATGATCTTGGTGTTGCCCACACGCGCCGATTTCATCCAGTCGATGAACTGGATGTCATCGTTGCTGATGCATGCCATGATCGCGCGCTGGAACGGCCACGGCGACCAGGCCTGCTCGACGTAGGACGACTCGGCCGAGAGGTAGAAGTGTTGACGGGCCCACTCCTCCAGGCTAAGCGGTTCAGGAACCCCGAACGCGCCAAGGCCGCGCCTGACGGTCGCATCGACTTCGGGCGATTCCCAGCCCAGGACTTCGCACATGTTGCTCATGACTGGGCCTCGATGTCGGTGTCTTCGTCGGCGGCGCTGTCCGCTTCTTCGCGCAGATCCGCAAGCGACACATTGGCCGCGATGTTGCGCACGCGCGCGATTTCCTGCGCAATTGCCTTCACCTCCTCGGCGGGAAGCGTGGGCAGCCGGCGCTTGACCGCGCCAGGGATCGCATCGAGGATGCCGGCAACTCGCGATCCGGCCTTCGCCAGCACCTCCTCGATCAGGCCGACCGGCGCCAGCTCCCGGCGGGTGACAGCGTTTTGCAGAGCGATCTTGATCTTCTGCTCCCGCGCCAGCTCGGCGCGCTCGGCCGCCAGGTTGAGAGTGCCGCCCGTGGATCGGCCGGCAGCCTGCTCGCGCAGGTGCGCGCAGTAGGCGCGCAGCGCCACGCCGGCAGGCGCGCCTATGTCGAGCACGCCACGGCTGACCAGGTCGCTGACCGCCTGCTGGCTGATGCCGACAAGCTCGCCGAATGCGGTCTGGGTCATCGGCTGGTTCAGGTCAGGCACCAATACAACCCCCTTGGCAAACGCCCATGACTAGCGCGGGATCAGGGTTCGAATTACCCTTGCCGCCTCCCTCTCGGGAGTACCTTGAAACGTTGCAAATCCGCAACGAAATCCCGTCGCTCGCAAGGTCGACCAGCATGCATTCGATCATCGCGACGTCCTTTCAGCTTCGACCATGGCGCGGGCGAACTCGCCTGCAAATTCCTTCTCCACCGTCTTCTCAACCACGTACTCCATGTCGAACCGCTCGGTGTAGACCGCCGAACGCACGAACAGCAGCACGGGCTTGATCGCGCTGCCGAAGGCGAAGTTGGTGCGCTGGTAAATGCCGAGCGGGAGACGGTCGCCTGGTCGGCCGACGAAATAGGCGTAGCCTTGCTTACGCTTACTGCCGCGCGCCAGGCGGGCACGCGCTTCTGCGGTCATGTTGGCCTTGTACCCTGCCTCCGGGAAGGCGCGGAAATAGGCGAGCAGCTGGACGATCTGCCCTCGGCTCATATTGCCGAAAGCATCGAGGCGCGCTCCGGCGCCGGGTACGGCGCGAAACCCAGCCGGCATGGCGCCAACGGCCTGCAGCGCGCGCTCGAACCGCTTCTGCCCGCGCTGGCCTCCCCTGATCTGCGGCAGCATGTATTTGGCCGCCGGCGTCGCCTTCGTGGCCTCGTCCTTCAGCATGACCGTGGCGGTCAGTCTGGTCTTGGTCGCCGGCTCGACACGCAGGCCGGCCAGCGTGTATGGCGTCGGATTGCGGAACACGTCGCGCATCTCGTGCTGCACGGCGGGCACCGCCTTCTGCGCCGTGCGCGTGAGCGCCACCCGCGCTGCAAAGTCCACCTGCTTTCGCGCGCCCTGCATCTGGCTTGCCAGCGCACTGATCGCGCTGTTGACGTTCACTGCCATGTCGCTGCTCCTTCTTTCAAATTTGTCACCACCATCCACCCGGGCAGGGGGAAATGCTGGTCGCAAAGCAGGGTTTCCGGGTTTCGTACCAAACCCTGCTCCGTTGAAACCCTCACCAACACTTGCTTAGCGCAGGGTATGCATGGTTTCAGGGTTGTTTTAAACATGGCAGATTGGAATAACTCGCAAGGTCGCAAAAACGTACTTTCCGTACACGTGCGCCCAACCCTGCCAACCCTGCAACCCTGCTCAAAGCAAGTATCCATGCGGGTTTGCGCGGAGCAGGGTTGATAATCAACCCGGCGCAACCCTGCACCGAACCCGGCGCTATTCGGCCCTGACATCCGCCACCTTTCTGAACTCGTCGATCTCTTCCTCCAGCTTGGCCTTGTCGGGGCTGCCAATCTCGAACACCATGCGCGACTTCGGCTGCTTCTTGTTCACCGACACCTTGCGCTTGACCTTGTGTTCACGGCTGGCGATCAGGCCGGCGAACTTGCACAGCGTCAGCGCCTTCTCGCCGCTCTTGTCGCACCATCGCCGGTAGATGCGATACAGGTCTTCGCTCAAGCACGAGCAGTACGGCGCCTCCAGATAGCCATCCTTCCAGGCGCGGTGGAACGACATCCAGCCGCTCAGGCCAAACTCGATCACGCGTTCCTTGGCCAGGGTCATGATCGGCTTCGTGTGTTCGTCGAAGCCATCCAACGGCAAATTCAGCAGGTAGTGGTAGAACGCCTCGACAGCGCCGGCGTCGATCGCCTCCTTCACCCAGCGGTAGAACTCCTCGCTCTGCTTGGCCCTGGCCTCGATCACCATGAAGCGCCGGTCCTCCAGCTCGATCGGAATGGGCTGCGGCTCGTTCGAGAGGAAAGCCGCGTTCATGTGGTTGCGCTCGGTGCGCTCCGGCAGGTTCTTCTGGTTGATGCTCATGTGCTTGCCGGTGACCATGTACTTCAGCGTGCCGTTGTGGCTGTACTTGTCATCCCGCGACAACACCTCTTCGAAGAGGACGAATAGCTTGCGCGAGCGCCAGGCGGTAAAGGTCGAATCCAGCTGGTGCTGGCTGGCCACGGTGCCGTAGTCGCCGTAAATCGGCGCGATCACATCCTGGAAGAAGAGGCTCTTGCCGGTGCCCTGCTTCTCGCCGAACATCAGCAATGCTGTCTGCATCTTGGCGCCGGGGTGCTGCAACGGATAAGCCAGCCAGCGCAAGATCCAGTGCACGCAGTCCTCCACCTGATCCTCGGCGCTGCACAGCGATTCAAGGAGCGCGAGGATCGGCGAGACGAGTTCCGGATTCGGCTTTGGCACCAGTGGCCAGCCCAGGAAGATGTTGACGTGCGTGACCGGGTCGGCCGTCTGGGTCGGGTCGAACACCAGGTTCTTCGCCTCGATGGTCTTGCGCAGCGCATGCTCTTGCCATTTCGCCGTCAACTCTGATGTATAGTCAGCGCGCACGGCGCCCAGGCTCATCACCTGTTGGCCGATGCCGTCCCACACAGTCTCGGTTCCGCGCAGTAGGGTGAGGTGCTCCAGCATTTCGCCCAGCTTGCCGCCCGCGCCGCCGCCCTCCACTGCTCGACCACCGACCAGCGTAGGTAAGCTCTCGCGCATCACCGTGCGCCGTGCCTCGGCCTTCTCCCACTTGGCGGCCAGCTCTTTACCGACCCAGGCCGTGAACGCAGATTTCTTCAGGCGCTGCTTGCGCAGCCCATCCCACACATCGGTGGTTGGATAGATGAGGGCGAAGTGCGACAACAGCACTTCCAGCGTCGGCGCGCTGAGACTCGCCGGCTCTGGCTGGGCCGGGGGTGCGGGGGCTTGCGCCTCCGGCGCAGAATAACGATCCGGCGTCGGCTCGGCGCCGGGCTCATCAGCGCCAGGGGCGCGAAGTGCAGCCAGCACCTGCTGGCGCACCACTTCCAGGGATTCGTGAACGTGCAAGTCATTGAAGTCGGTCCACTTTTCCGCACCGCGCGCCGCGAACTTCGGCCACACAACACGCGCGTTGCCGACTTCCCGCGCCGCGGCGCGCGCGCTGGCGATACCCGCGTTCTCAAACTTCCAGATCTGGAAGCGACGGCCGGAGCGCACGTCGGCCTCGATGTAATCTGTGCCGGTCGCATCCTTGCGCCAGGTCGCGCGAACGGTAACCGTGTCGCCAGCCTCATTGGACAACACATGGTCGGCGCCATCGATCGGCGGCGCGGCCACACCGAACTCGGCCTGGACGTCGCGCTCATAGCGCGGGACCAGCTGCCAGTCATCGTCAGCGAAGAAGATCAACTCCGCTTCTGGGAAATCGCGCCGCAGCTGGCGTGCGACATGCAGCAAATTGCCGGCGCTGAATGCCGACATCAAGGGCAAGGCCCCCTCTACGGACATGCGCACAGACTGCCCGCTTGCATACCCTTCGGCAAGCCCGATCTGTCCTGTACCGGCCGGAATGGTCCCCAGCATGCAGCTCACGCCGACGGTATCGGCACCGGCGTTGAACTTCTTTTCGCCCAGCGCATCAATCTTCTGTACGCATGCCAGCTCCGAACTGCCATGGGCGTAGCGGCGGGCCGGGATCAGCAGGTGCCCCGTGTCGTCGACGCGGGCGAACTCGCCCGAAACTTGCTTGCGTACCAGGTAGGGGTGAGCATCAGCCTCATTCGCCGGCCTGGCCTGACGCCACTGGCGCCGAGCCCGTCCAGAAGCCAGATCGGCAACGCGCCGGCGCCGCGCTTCCTCTTCGCGCTCCTTCTCTTCCTGCTTACGCTTGATGCTCGCCAGCTCGGCCTCGCTTACGCCGGACCAGTCCACCTCGACCTTGACGGTGCCCGGATCGCGGCCCTGCCAGCGTCCGAACGCGCCGGTGACAACGCACCGGCCGTCATCGAGCATGACTTCGAAGAGCTTGTACCAGGACTTCTTGCCCTTGCCGAATTTGCGGAACTTCCCCGCTGTGTCCAGCGGGGTCGGTGGCAATGACGGCAGAACCGCCGCCATCTGGGCCAGTACATCATTGACCGTTGTCATTGCCCGTCTTTTTCCAAAAACGCACCAGCAGCGTATGCAACCCGCTGATCACCAGCGAGGGATGGGTGTCGGCGATAGTCCAGTGCGCCGGGACGAATTACCACCACCGCTCCGCGCTTATTGACGTTCGAAGAATGCGTGGTGAGCCGGTGGTTCGTGATTGCGCGCACGTGGGTTTGCTGGTCGGCGCCGACCTGATCGTTATCGTTCATGGGGCTATCAAGCGTCAGCAGCGCGTGGAACGTTCCCGATCTGGCGAATTTCCGCTACGGGCATTTGGAAGGTTTCGTGGATATTGAGGATCAGGGTGGGCGTCACATGCAGCCTGCCGTGGCGGATTTTGCTGATGATGGGCGGTGCAACGCGGAGCTTTTTTGCCAGGGCGGCGTCGTTCTTCAGTTCGTGTTGCTGCAGCAGTGCGTCCAGCAGGCTATTTGCGCCGGCGATCTTCTCTTCCATGCGGAACTCCTAATTTGGGTGGGGATAGGCGCTTGGCGGCGCCGCAGGGTTTACTTCTCGGCCATACCGGCCATGCGCACACGCAGCTGCTCCAGCGCTTGGTGCACTTTGAAGACCGCGTCGTTCACACGCGCAATCTCATGCGGCTCGATGCGACCATCGGCCAAGGCTGAATGCACTTCGGTACCAACCTCACCGCTCGCACCCCAAATGCGGGTCACTACCTCGAGCACCGCCATGTCACACGAGCTGATGTCCGAATCAACCTTGATGCACACAAAACCGTGGTTGGCGGCCAGTGCGTGCAGCACCTGGAAGTCTTCTGTGATGCCCATGACGCGATCCGCGTCCTCCAGCAGCACCCGGTTCGCGGTGTTGTTCGGGTTCGCCTTGTTGCGCAGGATTTGCGCGGACATGCCCAAGCGAACGGCAAGCGCTTCGACTCCCCCGGCGGCGCTGTGGACGGTGTTGTGGAAAGCGTCAAGAATATTCATTTATCAACACTCAAAAAAAATGGAGAAATTTACTTGGGGAAACCAGATACTTTGAGAAACGCAACTTTCAGGGACTTTGTGCGAACCGTTCAAATTCAGCCGCCAGCAGCAGCCAGCGAAGAAGTCGGCCGCCAGATATCGGGGCGCAACGCTTCAAGGCGGAGTTTTGGTTCGTTCTCTACCAGCGCCTGGCAGAGCTTCGTACCTGGCTTTCGGTGCCCGCCGGCGATGAGATAAAAGTAGCCAACTGACGAGTCCACAGCGGCTGCAAGCTTATGCCGCTGCTCCGGGGTTGCCTGCCGTAACCATGTTTTCATATCCATAAGCGCACTTTACCAAAAGGATAAAGTGTGATCAAGCAATATTTACCTAAAGGATAATTTATCAAAATGATGGATTCAGGGATCATTGTGCCCATGCGCTCAAAAGACCCCCGTGCCGAGATTCGGCTATATAACGCCCGCCAAATCTCCACGCACGTAGGTGGGCAGGCAGAATTTGCACGCCGACTTCAAATGTCGGATTCACAAGCGAGCCAGATCATTGGCGAGAACCCGGTAAAGAACATCGGTAACCTCATCGCTCATCGAATCGAGGACAGTTTTGGCTACGAAAGGGGATGGCTTGACGTTGACAGGCGGCCTACGGCACCTGGCCAAGCCCGGCCTGACTTGGCCATCGTACCGACACCTGCTCCGCCACCGGCGCCGCCCCGCTTCTACATCGATCCGGAGGAAGTGGATTTGATCAACGCATATCGAAGTGCCACCGAAAGCGGCAGACTTTCGATAAGGGCAGCCGCCGCAGCAGCAGAGAAAGTCTCAGCGCTTGTTGCCGGGAATGAGTTTTAATGCTGGGGTCCGCGCCGGGCTCATAGCACGAAGCGTTTCCAAATAGCGGACCGCTTCCTTCCTCGCTTCAGGTGTCATCCCCTCGTATGCTGCCAACACTCGCCCGACGTTCTGCATTGCATCCCTCGTAGTACGCTCGTGAATATTTACTAAAGTCACTGAATATATCCATTTGTAAACAATTTAGTTGCTCAATGAGAATGACCTGTTGTCATTTGCTCACTGAATGACTTTTCAAAAAAGCTGATCAATTGTGCTATCACAGTGATAGCACTTTACCCCATCCAATGGGCAAACGCGCCATCATCGCGCGATGAACAAGCCCGTTAAAGAACCAAGAATTCAAACCGCACTTCGCTTTCCGAAGGAGCTGCACCAAGCATTAAGTGAAGCCGCCGCGATGAATGGCCGCTCACTAAACGATGAAGTGATTGCCAGGCTTCTCGCTTCGCAAACCGTTCCAGATCGGCTAGCCGCTATCGAAGAAGGAAACAACGAAATGCGTGCAATGCTGCGAGAAATTCGCTCAGCCGTAACACACGGCTCCTGACCCTTCCTTTCACCATGAAAGCCCGCTTTGCGGGCTTTTTTTTCGTCCAGATGCAGCAGGCCTCCACGGCAAATTAATCTTTTTGGTAAATATTGCTTGCAGCGACTTTATCTTTTTAGTAAAGTTCTCGCATCTTAGCGTTGTTTCCCAGAAAGGATTTGGCGGATGGTCGATGCAAACAATCCCCTTGGCCCGCTCTTAGTGGTCATTGAAGAGTGCGCTGCACGCGCGTTGGTGCGCTCTGCGACTAGCGCCGGCGCGCCGGCCGAAACCGCCCTTTACTTCGTTGCGCTGCTCGGCCATGAGCTCTGCAACTTGAACGCCGACGCGGGCGTAAAACTGCTTGACCTCGTTGACGCCTCGACACTTCAGCCAACTGCGCCAGGATGCAACATCCCCGACGAAATCTTGGGCGCGGTACGCCTGGCCTCCAACCGCCGCGACGAGCTGGGCGACTCGCTTACTCTCTACCACTTCGTCGGGGGCCTCCAGGCAATTATGGAGTCGGCAGGCCGCCAGGATGTAGCGGAAGCCATCAATCGCCTCGCTAAACCACAACAGAGGCCAGCGTGAGCGCCTTTAACGTGACGATCTACCTGCCAGGCGCCTCGTTGCGATTTCATGCCATCGGAACTTCCAGCTGCGCGGTGCTTGCCGCCGCCATTGATCGCTTTGGTCTGTGCGCCATCTCGGTGCTGCCGCTGGTACGAGGCGGTGCGAAATGATCGCCCTCTACCGGCTATATCGCTTTTATCGTGCGCGGGGCGGTGGCATTAAGCCGGCAGCGATCAAAGCCTGGAATGTCTACCGGAACGGGTTCTGAATGAAGCGCATCCAGCCTGATCGTGCCGCGCTAGAGATTGCGCACCGCAACCTCGGCGCCAAGCCAAGTTTGACCGACATGCTGGACCACCCCGCGCTCCGAATCATTTTAGAAAACCGTGCACGGCAACACATGCAGCGCCGCGCACGGCTTGATGTGAAAAAGCTGCAAGCCAACGACAACGACTGAAAGGACTATGCGATGCAATTCGCCCTGAACAGGCCAGCGCTGCAAACGGCCGGCCAAATCCTGCTGCAGCAATGCCATGCAGCGGCTGCAACCGGCAATGCTCCGGCGCCATCCACCGATGACCTGGTGCTCCAGGCCATCACCGAACTGACCCGCGCCGCAGCTGGCGCCCGCACTGGCCAGCTGGACCACACCGCGCAGCCGCCGCGCCCCCAGCTGGAGGTCAGCCTGGCCCGCACCATGTCGCACATCTCGCACCTGGCCGCCCTGCAGGGCATCGACCTGGGCAGCGCCATCGCCAACCACCTGGCCCCGCTGGAGGTCGCATGAAGAACGGCGCCGCCTTCTCGGTCTTCCTGCAGGACCTGCGCGACGGCCGCGCGCACGCAGAGCTGACCGGCAAACTGGGTGAGCTGCTGGCCGCCGTCAAGGCCACGGGCAAGGCCGGATCGGTCACGCTGAAGATCGACGTGAAGCCGGCGGGCCGCGGTTCCGACGTGGACAAGGTCACGATCACCGACGCGGTGACGGCCAAGATTCCAGCGCCGGATCGCGGCCAGGACTTCTACTGGCTCACCGACGACAACAACCTCTCGCGCAACCACCCGCGTCAGCACGCCCTGGACTTGCGCGACGTATCGAGCACCACCCCTCCCTCCACCTTTAAGGAAGCCGTCCAATGAACGAAACGCAAAACTCCAGCACCACCGACGTCATCGGCCAAGCCTTGGCCCCTGTCGGCGCCGAGACCCTCCAGATCGACTCGTCCGCGATGAAGTTGATGACTGCGCTGGCCCACGCCAGCGCGGCCATCCAACAGTGTTCCGGCACCACCCACCTGGTGGTGCCGGAGGGCTTCAAGCACATTGACCTGACCAGCGCGATCGAGAAGGCAGCACCGGCGCCCACTCGCAAACAAGGCACCGTGCAACTGAGCGATCTGGACAGCTTCCTGACCTATGTGCGCCAGCAGGGCGCCACGGCCAGCACGCTGATCTTCGCAGACGTGGACGCACGCACGCTGACGGCGGTCTTCAACGACCACACCCCGGTGGAGGGCGGGAACCAGCCGGGCTGGCGTGATCACCGCGCGGTCTACACCGCCGCACTGAGCCCGGAGTTCGCAACCTGGTCGAAGAACGACCGCAACGCCATGGATCAGGAGGCGTTCGCGATCTTCATTGAAGACAACATCGCCGATGTGATCGAACCCAGCGGCGAGACTCTGTTGAAGGTCGCCCTGACCCTCCAGGCGAAGACCGACGTGAACTTCAGCAGCGCGCGCCGCCTGGACAACGGCCAGGTGCAGTTCACCTACGAGGAGAACACCACGGCCTCTGCTGGCGGGGGCAGCGTCGAGATCCCGCGCGAGTTCACGCTGGGCATGCGCCTGTTCAAGGGCGCCGCGGGCTACAAGCTGCGCGCGCGACTGAAGTACCGCCTGGCCGGCGGCAAGCTGAAATTCTGGTATGAGCTGGACCGCCCGCACCTGGCCGTCGAGGCAGCGTTCAATGAGTACGTCCAGCAGGCGCGCGGCGGTCAGTTCACGCTGCTGATCGGGAAGGCGTAACCATGAATTTCCACACCTGGCTGGCTGGCTTCGAGTCCCACGAGCAGGCCGCGCGCACCGCCTTCGATCAGCTCCTGAAGCTGCGCGCCGAAGCGACCTACTTCCCGGCCTCGCAGCCGCCGGATTCCGACATCCTCGTGTTGATGTCGATGTCGGATGGTGAGGTGTATCCGGGCTATCTGGACGGCCAGGTGTGGCGTTACGCCGATGCGATGCCGGTCGGCATCGTGGAGGTGCTGGCTTGGCGACACATGCCGGCTGGCCACCTGGCGGCGGAGGCGTAAGGATGCCACGCCCAAATACCCAACGCCGGCCAGGACGCCGCTGGACCGCCAACACCCCAATGGTACGGGACACACACCGCCGCCTTGCGCTGGAGCTGCGCCTGGCCGTCGAATCGCTCGTCGGCGCTCCCTCGCCAGACTCGTACAACGTGCTGTCGAAAATGCTGGCGTCCTTGCGCCGTGCCGGCGTGGCTGCCGCAGCACTGGAGCCGGCCACTATTGCCATGAACCAGATCTGCGACCGCTTCGAACGCGTCGGCAAGGTCGGCCTGAGCGGCGATGAGGCAGCGATCCTGCGCCGCGAGGCGGGCAACCTGGAACGCTTGTTGCCCGCCCTGCCTGTCAACGTCTTCGCCCAGGCCGTGGCCGAGGTCGAAGTCTTCTGCGCCACTGCAGGCGCCTAAACGCAAGGGAATCATGCAATGACCCGGAAAGAATACGCGAAAGCCAAGATCCGGGCTGCTGCCAAGCGCTGCGAAGTCGCCGAGGAGAGCTGGCGCGCGGCTGCCCAAGCGATCAATGGCTCGATCAGCACGAATGGCTACGGCATCCACCATGACCGCTTCCAGCTGCGCTACAAGCTGCTGGAGGCCCAGAAGCATATCGAGCAGTCGCTGGCCACCCTCAACGGGGTCGAGTGGCCAGTTGACTCCGATTACGACATCGCTGAAATGTAAGGATACGCAATGAAAAACCTCACTCGCCGCATCACATCCATCGCGCAGCGCTTCGAGAGCGCAGTCCGCCGGCTCATGCCTTGGCTGCCAGCGGCAGCGCCCGGACCAACCCGTACGCCGGCGCTGAACAAGATCCTGCTCAATTTGTGCGGTGGCGACAGAGAGCTGGCCTTGTATGTGCTGCGCTGGATTGCGCTGCCCCTGCGCCGACCACGCACGAAGATGGCGACGGCGCTGTGGCTCCGCGGCGGCCAAGGAAACGGCAAGAGCCTCTTCTTCGAGCGCCTGATCGCTCCGCTATTTCGCGAGCACGCGGCACTTGCTTCCCGGGACCAGCTCACGTCCCACCTCAATCACTGGATGATCAATAAGCATTTCGTCGTGGTCACGGATGACGCCCGGATCGGCCAGAGTGCGGCCAAACTCAAGCAGCTCCTGACAAGCCAGGCGCTGATGGTCCACCAGCAGGGCCGCTCCCCGCTCCGTATGCGGAACCATATGAACTTTGTCGTCCTGTCTGGACAGGCTGATGCGCTGGCCATCGACCCTTACGACAGGCGTTTCGTCGCAATCGACACCGGCCCAACCTTGCCCGCAGCAGTCTACTTCGCAGCGATCGAAGAGATCGAGAGCGGTGGCATTGATGCATACCACAAATACCTCACCAAGCAGATCAGGATGGACGGCTTCTCACCGTTTGCCCCTCCCCCAGTAAAGGACAATTCGCAATGAGCAGCGACAAACTGAAAGAACAATCAACTGGTCAGGTGTACGGCATCATCGACCCGGACTATGGGCGCATCTATACGATGGTGCGGAAGCTGGCATGGGAAGAAGGCTACGCAATCGGCCTGCACGGATCGTTCACGCGCGACTTGGACATGATTGCCGTACCCTGGGCCGAATGGAAACCATGCAAGCCGGAAAAGCTGATCGCCCGCATCTGCCAAGCCACCGGGCTGCGTGAGCAGCACGGCAACCCGGGAACCAAACCTCACGGCCGCAAGGTCTGGACGTTGCTTTTCCCCGAGTTCGGCGATCCGCGCTTTGTCGATCTGTCAGTAATCACACATGACCAGTCCCGCGCTGCTCAAGATGTGATGGCCGAGCGCCGGCGCCAAGTCGAGCAAAAAGAGTGGTCACCCGAGCATGACGACAGTCACCCTGGCGGAGAGCTCGCCGCATTTGCAGCCGTATACGCGATGCCACCAGCAGCTCGCGACTGGCCAGCTGCTGAGACTGGCTATGGCGCCACCTTCGCCGAGGCGCTCTGCCCTGCAGACTGGACTCCGAAATTCGGCGGGCGGCGCCGCGATCTGGTCAAGGCCGGCGCGCTGATCTTGGCCGAGATCGAGCGCCTGGACCGTGAAGAGCTGGCACATAAGGGGGCACGATGAATTCCGCCGTGGCTGCCATCCAGTTTGCCCTTGAAGACGAGGACGGTTTGGAATTTCTCCGCTTCTGGCACCAGGGCGATTTCGACGTCTTGCGTCAAAGTTGGCCTAACGCACCTGAAGCTGTTTACATCGGCGCTGACCCAGAGCACCCCATGACCCCTTCGGTGCTCGATTCCGAAATGGATGCAACGCGGCTCGAAAAGCTGCTGCAGTGCTGCACCAAGGCCCAGGCCAAGTTCTACGGCGGCAATGAGATCAAAGGGATCACGCTCACCATCAAGGCGAGCGTTGAAACCAGCCCCGGATTCCAAACCGAATTGCGCAAGATGATCGATGAAATGCGGCCGATCCGTCTCGGTGATCAGGTCGACAGCGATACCGGGAAGGATGCCTCCACCAATGAGTAAAGAACGTCCAATCCTTTTCAGCGCGCCGATGGTGCGCGCCATTCTCGACGGCAGTAAGTCGCAGACGCGGCGCATCTGCAAGCCGGCGCAAAAATCCTTCCTTACCTACGTTGTCGATTGCTTGAAAGGTCTGTGGGGCGACGAGGGAGGCGATGTGCAGTTCAAGTGCCCCTACGGCCAGCCAGGCGACCGCCTGTGGGTGCGCGAGACCCTCGCGTGCACGTACGCTCACGGCGTCTGGTATGCAGCCGACGAGGGTGAGTTCTTCAAATGCATCGAAGACGAGCGCGCCGCCGAACTGGCCGAGCGTTATGGGCATCCGTACTTCGCCACTGAGCAGCGCAAGATTCCGAGCATTCACATGCCACGCTGGGCCAGCCGCATCCTGCTCGAGATCGTCAACGTGCGCGTGGAGCGGCTGCAGGACATCAGCGAGGCTGATGCAAAAGCCGAGGGCATCAAGAGCCGCGCAGTCAGGACTGGCGTCACACCAGCTCCTGTAACGGTTTATGGGCTTGGCACTGACAACGATTGGTGCTCATCGGCTGCCCACGCTTTCCAGGATCTGTGGGAGCAGATCAACGGCGCCGAGAGCTGGGCCGCCAACCCCTGGGTGTGGGTGGTCGAGTTCAAGCGGGTCACAGCTTGAACTTTGCAAGCGAAGAGTCACAGATTAAAGAGTGTAAAGTATAGGCAGGAGAACAAGATGAAGATGTTCCTCGATTCCGATGAATTGCGCGAGCTGACAAAGCGGGTGCAACACGCCGCCCAGGCCCGCACGCTTCGTGCAATGGGCATTGAGCATCGTCCGCGCCCGGACGGAAGCCTGGCCGTCTTGCGCGCGCATGTCGAGCAGCAGCTGGGCGGCGCGCCGGCGCCGGCCCGCAAGAAAGCTGCGGCAGAACCGAACTGGGGAGCCCTCGATGCCGCGCGCGCGTAATCCCGAAAACAAGGGTCTGCCAGCGCGCTGGCGCAAGACTCATGGTGCCTACTTCTACCAGGTGCCACCAGGGCAGGAGGGTGCATGGGACGGGAAAAAGCAATTCCGTCTAGGTACGACGCTGCCAGAAGCATACGCGGTTTGGGCTGCGCGCCTCCAAGTGACGGCCGACGCAAAGACGATCGACCAACTCCTTGACCGGTACGCGCTACAGGTGATCCCAACCAAGGCGATTACGACGCAGACGCACAATCGCACAGCTCTCAAGCCCTTGCGCGCGGCCTTTGGCAAGATGGGCCTGACCGACATCAAGCCGCGCCACGTCTACCAGTATGTGGACCGGAGTAAAGCTAAGGTGGCGGCGCACCGCGAAGTGGAGGTGCTGTCGCATGCGCTCACGAAAGCCGTTGAGTGGGGCTATATTGACCGCCACCCGTTCAAAGGCGAGGTGCGCCTCAAATCCGAAAAATCCCGCACGCGCTACATCGAGGACTGGGAGATTGTCGAATGCCTGTCGCTGGATTCGAAGCGCAAGGCCGGCAGTGTCCGGGCCGTGCAGGCATATATTCGCCTAGCCCTGCTAACCGGCCTGCGCCGCGGCGATTTGCTGCGCCTCACCATGAGCGATCTGAAAGAGGATGGCATCCATGTCACGCCGCGCAAAACCGCGAACACGACCGGCAAGAGCATCATCATCACCTGGACCGATGAATTGCGTTCGGCCGTGGCCAGCGCTAAGGCTGCACGTCCGGTCAAACTCGCTGCGTACCTATTTTGTAATCGGGATGGGCACTGCTATTTCGATGAAGAGACAGGCCGCGCGGGAGGATGGGAATCAATGTGGCGGGGCTTCGCTCAACGAGTGCTAGCGGAAACTGAAGTCGACGAACGTTTCACTGAGCATGATATCCGCGCCAAGTGCGGCAGCGACGCCGAGAGCTTGGAACACGCCAGACAGTTGCTGTCCCATGCAAACAGTGCAATTACCCAGCGAGTTTATCGACGCAAGCCAGAGATTGTCAAACCGATTAGATGAAGACAGGATTCCTGCCCAAATAGCCCTTGCAGGCGCCGCCGAGCGTTCAAATACCGAGGTTCGTTGCGCCTGTAATCGTCTCGACGTACTGCTCATTCAGCACCTTGAGGAAGTTCTTGCCCGAAGCCACGGCTTGCAACTGAGTCATGCCGAACGGAACCACGATGCTGCCTTTTAAACTATGGCTATGGAACAAGTGGCGATGGTCCATGCGGAGCTTCTTCGGTGGCGATGCTAGGAACAATATGCTGTGGGTAGTGCTGTGCGTTTGCATCAGACCGACCAACTCATTCACCCATTCTGACTTCAGACCCGAAGAGTAACATTTCGCCTCACCAAGCGCGTGCGTTTCCGCCTTCTTTAGCATAGGCACTGCGTTGGCCAAAGAGTTCATCAACATCATGAAGTCAATTTCGGAGGTGTTGGTTCGCACGTTGCCGCCGTGGGTAATGCACTTGCACCCGTCGAGCAAAACGCGAATCGAGCGCTCGAGGAGCCTCCCTACAACGCCAGCCAAACGACCTTCCACCTGCCTCTTGCCGCATTTCCGCTTTGGATTAAGCGACCTCGACTTTGCGAGCGCGCCGGCGTCTAGGCCTCGCACGCGATGCAGGCGCGATAAGAGCTTGGCGAGCTTAGCCGTATCCGTCTTGCTCAGGTAACTCAGAATAGTGTCAGACGGGTTTGTATCCATGGCCGACAAATCGGCGAGGAACTCATCGAATCCGTAGGTTGCGGTGCCCAGCGTCATGCAGCACTCCCCGTTTCTACACGCAGGAATGCGACTTCGATATTGCGAGGGTCTTGACCATCAATGATACCGCCACCGTCAATCTCGAACTCCCTGTTGAGCTCTCCAGGGTCCTTCGTCCACTCATTAGGCCAATCGATAAGCAGGGCTTGCGTACGTATGCGGTACACTGGCTGGAGCAGGCCAATCTTCATCGCGGCAATTAGGCTGCGACGGCTTTCTTCAGCTGTCATTTCGAATTTCGACGACAATTCCGCTGGACGTGCGATACCCCCGGCCGGCAGTCTGCTCAGCCACTCAAGCGGGCTACCCTTATCTTTCGAGGGAAGCATTTGATATGTCATCTGGAAGAGGTTAACAATCTCTTCTACGATCCTGAATGAGTTGGGCACGCCGTGCCACACAAACAGCATATCCGTGCCAATATCCCAAAACTGGAGGCGCGTAACGACTTTCTCTTCGAACCAGTAAAGAACAACGCTGTTCGCCGTAGACGTGCCGAGCGCCTTGCGGCCGCGATCGAGAATCAGTGCACGAATCTCTTGGGGCAAGTCGCCGAGATACTCGACCAGAACTTCCTCGACAGCCTTTTCTTGATATGCTGAGCTAAGCGATACTCTACCACTACTTGCCTCCACATCGCTGCGCACGACGCGAACACGCGAGTTAGCCCCCTCGACAAAAACCTTAATGCATTCACGGATCGGCAAAGCGCTGAACGTCACGTCGATGAGGCTGGTGATAAAGCTCTGCGCATCCGCAAGCAGATCATCATACGCGATGGTTTCGCCACGTGGCGTACCGCTACCCTGGGAGAAGCCTGGGTAAAAGAAAGCTGCGATCCCTTGGCCTGTATATAAGCGAACCAGGATCGGATGGCGCATCTGGCTGTTCTGAATAGACCTCTGAGTGGGGCTTGTATTTACCCACTCACGCACCTTGACCGTATGCTCAAGGGTGATCGACACGCAGGACGGTGTTTGCGTTACATATGCAACACGCAGTCGATACCCTCTGCTGGTCCGATTGGGGTCGCGAGAAAGTTTCGCTGCGCGCTCGGCGACGCCGGCACCTTGCAGCCGACTAAACACACAATGTCGAAATGGCGCTCCAGCCTCGATATCGAGCAGAGCGGACTGAATTTCCGCAACACTGCGGTGAGTGCGCAAAATTGCGTCCAGTGAGTCCTTGCGCGACTTAAGCGCGATCTTTTTGGTAGGCGCCAGTACTTCAATAGCAGAACGAACCTGGTCTAAAGTGAGGGAGTTCAGCAGTGTTTGGAGCTCGTCATCGCCAACGACCTCGCGTGATCGGTACACCTCGACAGTTTCCATAGTCCGCGCTTTGCTTTCGATTCCTCGCCAAGAGTTGGCACCGAAAAAAATTTACAAAAGATTACCACCTGAACTTAGTTCCGCCAAGCAAATAGTTAATGCAATGGCGTGGTTTTTCTGAATTCAATAGCACAGGCGCTCTGAATAGCACAAATGAAAAGGGCCGCTTCAAAGCGGCCCTTATAAATACTGTGGCGGAGAGAGGGGGATTCGAACCCCCGATAGGCTATGAACCTATACACGCTTTCCAGGCGTGCGACTTAAACCACTCATCCATCTCTCCTGCATTCTCTCGCTCATCGCGAGAGGCCCGAATTATAGCAGCGTTTCTGGAGAGTGCAAAGGTTTTCTCATGAAACCAGGAAACCAGGAAACCTGGGTACGGCCCAAAGGGCCGGACCCAGCCTGCGTGCAATCAGGAGGTTTCTTTCAGCTGCTCGAGGATGGCGGGGTTTTCCAGCGTGCTGACGTCCTGGGTGATCGCTTCGCCTTTGGCCAGCACGCGCAGCAGGCGGCGCATGATCTTGCCGCTGCGGGTCTTCGGCAGGTTGTCGCCGAAGCGGATTTCCTTCGGCTTGGCGATCGGGCCGATCTCCTTGCCTACCCAGTTGCGCAGCTCGGTGGCGATCTTCTTGGCTTCGTCGCCGGTCGGGCGGGCGCGCTTCAGCACCACGAAGGCGCAGATCGATTCGCCAGTGGTTTCGTCCGGCTTGCCTACCACGGCGGCTTCCGCCACCAGCGGATTGGCCACCAGCGCCGATTCGATCTCCATCGTGCCCATGCGGTGGCCGGATACGTTCAGCACGTCGTCGATACGGCCGGTGATGGTGAAGTA